AGTAGAGGCTACGGTAAAGTCATTGAAAGAAGACTCCGACTACGAAGAATTTTTAGGTAAAAAGCTAGTAACAAGAAAGTATGACGATGGCAAACCAGATAGAAAAATATCCATACGTGGTGCATTACAATATGCTCAAGATGGCCAAATGGACGGCAATCAAAGCGCCTCTTATTCACAAGCTATTGGATTAATAGACAAAGAAGCGAATAAGAAAAATTCTGGTTTTGATACAGAAGATTTGCCAGATAGTGTACAAGATGAAATAAAGAAATTCAAGAAGCAAGCCCAAAGAGCGCAAGATAGAGAAGATAAAAAATCAACCAAAGATACTGATGCCGCTGATGATGAAGTAAGTGGTAGTGATGCTGCTGACGCTGTAAAGGACACAGGTCCAGATGATGGAAGTGATAAAAAAGATGGAGATATTCCAGCTCCGAAAGTTCCAGAAGGGCCAATGTCCAACGATCAAATTAAAGAGGAATTGAAATATTTGGAGGAAGTAACTGGTAAAGATAAAAGTTTGGATAAAAAGGCCAATCCTATTAAGTCTAAGCAGTGGACAGATACAAATATAGAACCAACTCCAGATGAATTTAAAAATTGGCAGAATAAAAGCAAAAGAGGTAGACCAGAAGACCAACAGATAGATATGGAACAGGCAGCTGCCGGCGTTTCTAAACCCTATCGTTTTCCAGAAAAGTATATGCAAGTATTGGGTAGAATGATTAATACAGAAGGATTGTCAGACCCAAAAGGAGATAGTGTTTCAAATTTTATTGATGGCGCTGGCGCTGGTATGATATCTTCTCAGGCGGGTGAAATACTTACCATGATGGTAACTTCTATACCAAATGATAAAGAGGCTCAAACATTCGCTGATAATATTGTTGAAGTTTTAGAAAAACAAAAAGGTACTAAACAAGTTTTAGATAAAAGTTGGGTAAAGGCAGCAATGGAGAATAGAAAATCAACTATGGAACACGTAAGGTCAACATATGGTGACGACGCAAAAATAACTTCCGGTTGCTGGGACTTAAAAAGCGAAGTCGAGGCAATGGGCCTATCTGACTACGATAAAGACAAGGGATATTCTACTGACGCTTATTTTACAGTATCCACTCCACAACATGATGGTGACTTATTATTAGAGGTTTCATTAAAAAAAGATGCTAATGTAATGTTTTATAATGGCGGAACAGGTGATCTATTAAAACCGAAGTGTGTTGAGTTAAGCCCACGAAGTCCTAAAGGATGTGCTCCGATGGGGTGGAATACAACACAAGAAGATTATGCAGATGTTGAGAGAGATGGAGTGACCTTAAAAGGTGATGATTATAATCCAGAAAAATTCAAAGACAATCAAAATTTAGTTTATCGTGATAATCAAAAAGTATTATCTGATGAGAGTAATATTAAGGCATCTATACCAAACATGAATGACAAAGATAGAGCCGATTTGATAAAACTGCTGAACGATAAAACTTTTCAACCACCATTATCTGCAGATACAAAAATAGATGAGAAAAATTTGGAAAATATTGGACCTCAATTAATATCACAAATAATGGGTAATTATGAAAATCAATTTGATAAAGATGGTAATAAAATAAAAGCAAAACCTAGTTTTGATACGAGTAGAATGAACAAAATGGCGATGTTAGTAAGTAAGAGTGGAAATGATGAAACTAAAAAGGTGTATGATAGAATGACATCAGAACATAAACAGTTTCAGAAAAATTTGGCACAAGGCCTTTTGATGAATGATAAATTAAGAGGTGGATTAATGGGTATTCTACGTGATGAATTTCCAATAAAGGCTGCAGCACAAGGCGAAGAAGTAATGTCAATAGGTGATATGGTTTTAGATAGAAAAACTTGTGAATCATTATTTGGCACTGCCGATTTTAATCAAATAAGAGAGGGCCTCAGTATAGATGAGGATGAAAAATCGAATCCAATAATAGTATATTCTGCACAAGGTACTGGTGATGCTATACCGTTGGCTGCCGTTGATATTAGACAAAAAGGTATCGGGTATTCCGGCTACCCTTCCTTTAACCTTAAGGTTCATAAAGGTTTTGGTAAAAAACTAAAAGCATCTCAAACAGCCCTAAAAGAATCTCTAAGGGCCCTTCAAAAATTTTTGAAGAGTGTTATTGTTTAGTAAAATACTCATTTTTATTATAATAGATAGAAAGGTTCAACAATGGACTATATAAAAGACACATTGCTATTAGCTACGTTTTGTAAGGCCAGAAATGTTAGAACCACTATCGACCTTATCATGGATAATTTTGAGTTAGTGGGAAATAAGATTTTTGTTTTACAAGACGAATCTGATAAGTTTAAAAAGATTCTTACTTACAACATTGTGAAGGGAGATACACTTTTTAGCAATATCGTAAAGAACACTATTTCTTTACATCGCAAAAAAGACATCAACTCCCTTTACACACTAAATGCTCTCAACGAAGTTATTCGTAGTCAGAACAACGGTGAATTAGATGAAAAGTTTTCTGTAGATTGGGAAGACTATAAGAACACCGTTTTGGTTACGTATAAAGAAGATGATGGCACAAATGTTTTAAGAAAGATTAACACAAGGCTAATCAGTGTGGTCAATGTTGACTAAAAGGTTTTGTAAAATGAAAGGTTATTTATGTACACTAAGGACACGCTTGTCTCTGTTATTATCGTTGGAGAGAACAACGGTGATGATGAACTTCTAAATGTATACAAGAATGTATTAGAGGGAACACATAAGAATTTAGATGTTATAGTTTCTACATTTAGAAATGCCGATGAAACAAAAGATATTCAAGCAAAGTTTGCTGAACTTAAGTTAGATACACGCTGGGTTTTCCACGAACCATCATCTAACTTTCTTAAGGAACTTACCGATTTAGCAGAAGGTGAAGTAATCTTCTATAAAAGTTGTAACAATGTTTTGTGGTATCCTCGCCACATTACTGTTCACCTTGATGGATTCAATTCAGACAAGGGTACTAAGTGGGCTTTATCTCATACAGAAAATAGAAATGTAGAACAGCCTGATTCACCTTTCAATACTTTAAGTTTTCGTATTGACAATCCACCAAAACCAGATCAGATTGTTTTGGATGAAGTATGTCATGCCAAAGAAGTTGAAACCGATTGGTCACAATGTATCACTGAAAAAGATGGTGTGCCTTTGTTTTATGCTGGGTATTCTGTCAAGCAGTGGATTCAAGCAAAACATCGTGGAACTATACCTCCAGAAATAACAGTTATTCAATGGCTCAACGCTGGTGGAAATCAAGCACCACAAGGAAACCTTGAAGAACTATATCAACAGGTAGGCACACCCGTTAAAACAGAGATTGAAGAAGACGTTGTTGAAACAGAAGAGGGCCTTGAGGTTATTAGGTCTTTTCCCACTATTGTTGGCAACTTTTATTTGAGAGAGTTCTCAGAAAATATTCTCAAGGTCGTTCAAGATACAGAAGATATAAGTAGTATTGCCATCAAGAGAACTATGGGTATGGGTGATGTTGTCTTGGTAGAACCTATTATTAGAAAACTAAAAGAAAAATATCCCAATGTCCCAATAACTCTGTATACAGCAAAACCAGAGATAGTTGAGTTTTTCAAAAACAAGCCAGATAAGACAGAACTGATAGACGGTAATGAACTAGTAAAAGATTACTTGGGCGAAAATGCATCCGAACAAGTAAAGATAGATTTAGACCTATCATACGAGAGTAGAAACAACTGTCAGTTTATTGATGCCTATGCTAAAGTTGCTGGTGTAGAGTTTGATAGTCAAGAAGATAAACACGTTGAACTAGTAAGTGAAAGTGAAAGACTTGTAGATGATAAGTATGTTGTTGTTGTCGCTGATGGTAGTGGTTGGCCTGGCAAGTCTTGGGATATGGATAAGTATGCTGAAGTAGTTAGGTATGTAAAGTCTATGGGTTATAAAGTGTTTGAGCCAGGCTTTCAGTACACAGAAGAAAGTGAAACTAAGTATCGTGGTTGTTCACTCGGTGAGTTGGTCAACTTACTTACACATTGTGAGTTTTATATTGGTGCTGACAACGGCCCGATGCACATTGCCCGTGGTTTGAATAAACCTTGTGTTTCTATTAATGGGGCTGCTCTTACATATCTAAGTAATCCCAACCGTGATAAGATTATATACGTAGAGAACAAGACAAACGGTGGTTACGGAGTAAAACATAGAACATTTTTTAGTATGGCAGAACAGGGTATTACATTTGTTCCCGTTTTTGAAGAAGACCCATCAAGTGGTCTAAGTTCTATTGACGCTGTTGATGTAAAGAATGCGATAGACAAATTGTTTTCATCTTACAATGGTAGTAGTTACGCATTGAATATTGGTGGCACTTTGGTAAAAAGAGACATAGCGCCAGGCTTTATTTATTACAAGGATGAAAATGGTTCACATCACAGAGAAAGACCTTTTTATCACCCCGATCAAAGATTGAATATTTCACAAATCTATTCTGAAGAAGCATCTAATCTATGGAAGAATAATTTTGAACCTGTATTCAAGCAGATAAAAGAAGATGGTTTTGATAAAGATGCTAGTATACTTGATGTTGGTTGTAATATGGGTATCTTTATTAACGGTTTGGATAGTAACGGATACAAAAATGTCAAGGGTTACGACATAAATAGATTTTCTGTTGAAAACGGGAAAGATAAGTATAAAAACATTGCTGATAATATTATAATAAGAGATGTCACTAAAGACCTTGGCGAAAACGAATATGATGTAATTTTGCTCAGTGATATTTTACCATACGTTAGCAGACCAGAAAAACTTTTGGAAAATGTATATAAAGCTCTCAAAAATGATGGAGTTGCATATCTCAACAACATCAGTATTGAAAACGATAGTTTCAAGTATGATCCAAGAGGATGGCCAGCGATTGGTAACGGTGAAATAATTACACTATACAGTAGACAAGGTTTGACTAATACGCTAACAAAAGTCGGTTTCACATTTGAAGATTATGGAATGTGGGTTGATGAACAAAGAACCGAAATGGACTTTCTAAAACTGAGGAAAACAGCATGACCTTTGGATATTACTTAGACACTCTTATTATCAATGAAGTAAGAAGACACAAACTAATACACAACCTATCTACTGCTGTTGAGACAAACTTAAAACAACAGAATGGGTGGTTGTTAAACTCTATTGCTGAATCTATAATTGACACTAAGGCTGGTAAGAAGCCAGGCATTTTTGCCAAACATAAGCAATATGATAAGAATGTTGATAAACCCAATTCTGATAATTTGATAGAGTTAATTTATTCTTTATATCTTAGACATTGTGAATTATGGGATTTAGAAGATATTCGTAGAGATAAAAGAAACACTGATAAAAGTAGACTTCAGGCGGCAGATAAGGTAAGTGTGACCAATAAACAACGAAATGATTTAGTTGAGAGAATAGACGAGGTAATTAATCACTCTTTGAAGATGGCAGACGGTTCTCTATGAAAAAAATTGTTGTAACAGGCTCTAAGGGTCAACTGGCAACAGACATAATAGAAAGACTAAGAGAGTTTTCACTCAGTTATCGTGTGTTTGATTTTGATAGAGAGTCCTTAGATGTTACAGATAAGGACGCTTTGGAAAAAGTTTTTAAAGATGTTAAGCCAGATGTTTGGATACAAGGTGCAAGTTATCATGTTGTTGAAGAAATAAACTCTAACCCAAGTCTTGCTGCTGATGTCAACATTACTTCGTTACACTACATTTCAAATCTTTGTAATGAATATGATACAACATTGATAAATTTCTCAACCAACTACGTGTTTAGTGGAAAACAAATGCCAAGAGCAGGTTTTGATGGTTTGGAACACTATAATGAAATGGATTCACCCGATCCCGTCAATCTATACGGTATTCTGAAGTATGCTGGTGAAAAGGTAGTATCAACAACAGCTAAGAAGTATTTCAATGTTAGAGTATCGGGTTTGTTTTCTAAACAAGGTAGCAGAGCAAAAAACGGTAGGTGTTTTCCAAGTATTATTTTAACTGCCTTAGAAAAGAATGGTTATGTTGAAGTTGTAGCAGATCAAGTAATAAACCTTACCTATACACCAACTGCTGCACGATGGTTAGAAATGATGATAAGAAAAGAAGGCGAAAATGCCTATGGTAACTATCACTTTGTAAACAAGGGTAATCATACTTGGTATGACGCTGCCAGAATAATGGCTAAATACATTGGTCAAGAAGATGCTATAAAAAAGATTAAAACAGATGATTTTTACACCAACCTTGCAAGACCAAAGTGGACACCACTAAATCCAACTAAGTTTGAAAGAGCGTTTGGTGAGAGAAATGAAAAAATACCTACTTACGAAGAAGACATACAAAAATACCTAAGAGAGATGGGAAGAATAGAATGATAAGATGGCTGTTTGACTTAGATAACACTCTGGTAAAAACTAGTGGTAGTAATTATAAAAATTCTACACCTATTCCAAAAGCGATTGCTAAGGTTAGAGCATACAAAGAGAGAGGTGACCACATTATTATAATGACTGCTCGTGGTGCTTCTTCAAAAACTGATTGGAGAGATTTTACTGCAAAACAGTTAGACTACTTTGGTATTCCTTATGATCAGTTGATTGTTGGCCTAAAGCCCGGCGGTGTTGATTACTTTGTTGATGATAAAGCTATCAATGCAAATGAATGGTTGGAAAATGAAGAGAAGGCACTTGAGAAGGTAAAGACAAAAGAACATACTGATGGTGTTCAAGTATTTGATCCACTCTTTCCATATGCTAGAGAAATTTTAGATCAGTTGAACATAAATCCAAAAGATTACACGCCCAGAGAAGAATAATGGGTATACAACACTTCCACGATAATATTTTTGGCTATAGTGATGACACCTACTTTAGTATTATGAGAGATGCTGTCAAACGGTTTCCAAGTGGTTCCCACTTTGTAGAGGTGGGAGCTTTACTTGGTAAAAGTAGTTCCTACATGGCGGTAGAGATCGCTAATTCTGGAAAGAATATTCATTATGATATTATTGATCATTGGCTTGGTAGTTCAGAACACATAAATGTAAAACAACTTCAAGACATTGATATGTTTGATACTTTTACCAAAAACATGAAGCCAGTAGAAAAATACTATAAGGCTATTAAGGCATCATCTATAGATGGTGCTACTTTGTATGAAGATGAAAGTTTAGAGTTTGTTATGATTGACGGTGACCATTCACAATCAGCAGTAGAAAATGATATAATAAGTTGGTTACCAAAAATAAAAAGTGGTGGGTTGCTTGCAGGTGATGACTATCGTGATGCGGGTGTGAAAGCAGCTTGTGAAAATTTATTGGCAAACAATAGTGAAGGTGAGTTTAGCTATTGGACAACAAAATGGTTTTTTAATAAGGGGTAAATAATGAGTCAGCCAGCAGATGAAATGAGATATGGTGGTAGGTATCACTTAGATGACAGAGGTCAAAGGTATTGTGATATTTTTCCAGAGATAGAAAACGGCGGAGATATTAATGTTTCTGTTATAGAGCCAGGCGCTACTGCTCTTTGGCATAGACATAGAAGACAAGCTGATTATCAACTAGTAGTCAAGGGAAGTCTAAAGGTTGGTATGTGTAATCTACCTAATTTAGCTTATGATGCATCTAAGTTTTCTGATAAAGAGATTGTTAATATAGATAAGGTACAAAAAGAGGCTGTAGATAGTTGGCGTGAGATTTGGGAAAGTAAACCAGCTTTACGCCGTCAGTGGAGTTTAGAAGACCCACAAATACAATGGCACTATCTTACTGAAAGAAACGCTTGTCAAGGTCCGTTGTTTGTTCCAACTGGTTTATGGCATGGTTGTCATAACTATACTAATGAGCCAGCTATTTTGATTTACCACATCACTAGTAAGTATGATGGGACAGATGAAGAAAGACTTGATCCACACATGGCTCTATGGCCGTGGGAAAGAGTGGATAAGTAAATGGTAGACTATACACTTAATCCATCTGTTAAATACTCCAAAGATAGATTGACCTATTTAGTTACTGGCTCACATGGTAACATAGGTAGTTACATAGTGGAAGAGTTATGCAAACAAAAAGATAATATCAACATTGTTTGTGTTGATAGTATGTATAACGGTAATACTGAAAATCTTCGGACATCTTTTGGTTTAGCAAAAGAAAAGGACATTTTTATAAAAGAGATACTAGTCAGTATTGATAATGAACTGATGATGAGAAACGCCTTTGCTGACTATAGACCAGATTATGTTTTTCATTGTGCTAGTATGTTGACCTTAGATAGTAAAGAAGCCCCGATAAAGGCAATCAAAACAAATACTTTAGGTGCTGGTATTGTTTTTCAACTTTGTGTTGACTATAACGTAAAGAAGGTAATCTATTCATCTTCTGCTTCTGTTTTTGGACAACCAGCATATACACCAACAGATGAGGATTGTCCATTGAATGGTGATAAACTTCTGTATGGCTCAACTAAGATTGCTACAGAGTTTATTGCTCGCACTTTTATGGAAGAGGGTTTGAATATTGTCGGTCTTAGATATTTTAATGTCTATGGTCCACGACAATCTCTTGCTAATGTATACACACAAATAGTTCCAAAGTGGATTCGTTCTATTGCTAAGGGTGAGGACATTACAATCTATGGTGATGGTTCACAAACTATGGATATGATTTTCTCTACAGACGTTGCCAGATCAAATCTGGCGGCCTGTGAGAATGACGAGTGTAGAAACATCTTTATCAACATTGGCACAGGTGTAGAGACATCTGTGAAGGAATTATTAGATGTTATGTTAGCTGAGATGGGTAAGTTAGTTCCAAACATAAAGTCAGAAATAACTTACGAATCACATGACCCCAACTTGGTGAAAAAGAGGTGTTGTAATAATAGATTGATGATTAAGTATTTAGGAAAGCCACAGACGAATATAGAAGAAGGTATTGCTGAAACTTGTGCAGCAATATACGACAGAATGCATAGGAATGAGGTTCATAATGATTAGTTTCTTGGAAACCATCAAAGGCAATGATCCAGTATTTTTCATTCATGCGCTTTGTGGTATAGGAGATATTACTAGTCACTTAGCAAGATTGCCAAGTGTTGAGAGAGTATACCCAAACCACAAAATTGTTTTCTTGCTTGGTGGGTATGGTAAGTCACCTAAGTTGTCAAAAGAAATGATAGAGCGTCAAGGTTATGCTGCAACTACTATAAAAAATTACATCTATCATAACCAACATCAGAAGATGGAAGAATTTATTAATAAGAACTACGTAAAAACACCAAGAGGTGACATATACGAAGATTGGTCTTTCTGTAAAGAGATATTTCAAAATGAAGATCCACCCTTTTATAAGTATCCGTTGGCATTCCCTTATGATTATAAGTTTGATGTTGATACTAGTAATATAGAAAATTGGGACACCTATGTAAAGTCAAGATCGGTTTTGATAAAACCATTTACAACAGATGGAAACGCTGAAGGTTTTGATCACGACTTAGAACAGAAGAGATTTTGGTCTGCTGAGAAGTGGGCAGAGTTATGTAAGATATTAGTTGATAACAGGTATCTTCCTGTTTTCATGGGTTTAGAAAAAGACTTACAGAATGTTCCTCATTTGCTTTATGCCAAAACCATACCATTTATGAATTTTATGGGTTTGGGTATTGAAGAAACAACAGCGCTGCTAAAAAATGCTATAGGATGTATTACAACAAATAGTTGGGAATGGGGTATCGCTTCACGTATGAGTGTCCCTACTGTTTGTATGTTTTTGAAAAACCAATTCTTTATACCAATACATACACCACAAGAACCATCTGACATATGGGGTAATCTATATTTGGAAACAAACCCCGTATCTACAGCAAAAGCATTTGTTCCCGATAGACAATATCAATCTGCACCTAACAGAATGATGGATGGAGAAACAACACCACAAAATTTATTTGATATTTTTGATTATATGGTTAATAATAAGGAGCGTCCATAATGGTAAAGTATTCAATTGCAATGATCACATATGACGATATGGATACTATCAAAGACACTCTTGATAATGTAAGACCATACATAGTATCCGATTTTGTTATTGTTGATGGTGGCTCTACAGATGGAACTTTAGAGACACTAAAAGAATTTAGAGATAATGTCGGTGAAGATAAGGTTACTGTATTAGAGAAACCGTGGCAACACGATTTTGAGATTCAGAAGAACTTTGCCCTTGATAATACAAAAGAAGAGTGGAGAGTTCTAATAGATGCTGATGAAAAGTTAGAACATCTACTTTGGAATCAGTTGCCTTGGCATATATGGGAGGCTGATAAAAATGGTGTTGATTGTATTAGTTTACCCCGAATAAATATTGTAGATGGATTAGACCAAGAAATGGTCGAAAGACAGGGATGGCAACTTTCATACTTTCAGTGGGTAAACTATCCCGACTATCAACAGAGGATATACAAAAGAAATTGTCGTTATTCTGGCAGAACACATGAACGAATAATCGGTGCAACAAAAGACGCTGCCTTAGTTGGTCAACACATTGTTCATCGTAAGAGTGCTGCTCGTCAGCAGAGGGGTATTGATAGAGAACATGATCAGTATCAGTTAGAAGCTAAACTTACAGCCAAGAGAATAAACGTATCAAGTAATAAAAAGTTGATTGTTCACTATCTACACCATCTTGGTCTGGGTGGAACCGCTAAGGTTGTACAGTTATTGGCGAAATACTTTCCCAAAGACGATGAGTTTCACCATACACTAGCTTTCAAGGCTCACGGTGAAAGAGAAAGAGAACCATACTTTGAAGAATACTTGGGTAAAGATAACTTAATTTGTTTTGCTTCAGCACCAGAGTTCTTATATATTATGAGAGAGTTGAAGCCACACATAGTTCACAGACAAACAGCGGGTGGACCAGAATTTCCTTTTGTCAAACCACTAGATGATTTTGCTAAATATTTAGTTTCCACTGCAATCTTTGGTAGTAGAGATGGAACTATTGATATTGATAAGTGTGTGTATATTAGCAACAACTTACAACAATGTGCTGGACACACAGGTGACGATGCAGAACTAATCCGTATTCCTGTAGAATCACCAAGAACTGATCAAGACCTTAGAGCTGAATTAGATATACCAAATGATGCCTTCGTCTTTGGTAGAGTCGGTAGAGATGACGGTGATATATATGATCCTGTCAATCTTGATGCTTACTCTATGGTAGAAAAAGAGAACACTTACTTCATAGCATTGAATCCATCAACTAGTCTAAAAGAAAAGGCTGTTGAGTTAGGTTTAAAGAATGTTCGTTGGGTAGACCCAACATTAGATGACGTAAGGTTAAGTAGGTTTTATAATACTATGGATGTTCTTGCTCATGCTCGTAAGGATGGTGAGTGTAATCCCGGCAATTGCTGGGAAGCGATGGCTCACGGTAAGCCTGTTATTAGTCACTTGGGTATTCCTTACAATGGACACATAGAAGAGATTGGTGATGCTGGTTTTGTTGTTATGAGAAAAAGTAATTTTCATAACGTGTGGCAAGACGGTAATCCATCATCTATACCCGATGTGCTTGATTATGCAAGAAGTATCAATCTACCTAACTTTACTTGTGAAGATAGTAAGGGACAGATAAAGAATGATACCGAAGAGTATGCTCGTATTATGAAGGGATTCATTGACAAACAGATAGACTATGATTATCTTAGTAGTAGAGCAAAACAAAGATGGTATGAAAGAGCAAGACCAGAAGTTATTGTTGAACAACATCTTAAAATGTATAGAGAGCTTCAATGACCGATAGATATGATTTACGTGAATATAGTCATCAATTTTTTCGTGATAACCAAGAAGAGCAGTTTAGGTTTGGTGGATGGGTTATACCAAGATTAAACGAATTGTTGAAACCAAAAAGTGTTTTAGATGTTGGTTGTGCGGGTGGTGGACAAATAGAGTTATGGAAAAACTTGGAAAAAAATGCGTGGGGTATAGAAGGTTCACCTAATATAGATGAAATAATATCAAAAACAGCTGATAGTTTTATTGTTAAACATGACCTTAGAGATAAATTAGAACAACCAGTTATCTGTCCCGTTGATTTACTGCAAAGTTATGAAGTGGCCGAACACATAGAAAAAGAATACTCTGAAATTTTTGTAGAGAATATAGTAATGCACTACCCGAAGCATATTGTAATGACCGCAGCACCCATTGGTCAGGCCGGCGATTTTCATGTTAATTGTGCCCCTAAAGAATCTTGGATTGAAAAATTTGGTAAACATCATTATAATATAGACAATGAAATTGAAGATGAAATAAAATCGTGGGGTAATCCACCCGATTGTGCTGGTTGGTTCTTACCTAACCTAATGGTATATAAGAGAGGATAGTTTTGATGGCTGATTTTAAGAACATAAATCATATCTTGATTGGTTATGATAGAACAAAAGAATATGTTATCAATAGAGAAATAATTAGATATAATTTTCCAAATGGATTAGATTTATGGTTGACTGCTGTATTCAATGGAGATTTAGATAAAATAGCTAGTGGTTGTGGTGAGAATACTTTTATTACCATTCCAGAAAACACAGGTTATGCTTATGGTGCATTAGATGCTATCAACGCTGGCTTAAGATTTGCATTAGCAGGTTATAGAGATATCGTTGTATTGACAAACTTTGATGGATTCTTTTTCAATCAAGAGAGATATGAAAATCTTATTGATGATTTTATTGCTAGTGGAAAACCATTTGGTGCTGGTGAACATAAGTCACATCACTTTCCAATGTCAGACTTAATGTTGTTTAAGAGAGACTTCTTAAAAGAGTTTTTACCCTTGAAGGCAGAGGTATACCCACCAAGAAAAGAAATAGACTTCTTACAAAATGAATATGAAGGCACACAACTTGGTTTTGATAACGTAGAAGAATGGGTGTTAAATGGATTACACTCAATCGGTGATCCTAATGATTTATGGTGGCAGTTTCAAAGAGATGGTCACCCACGATATCGTTTTACAGAAAAGTATGCCTTTGGTCATTTACATGAAGCTAGTGATGTCATAAATAAGTTGAATGAGTATAATATTGTAAGAGGACATAACATAACAAGATTTATCGGTAAGGAAATCAAACACATCCCCTTAGATGAAATTAGAAGACCAGACGGGACAAACTTCTCAGCCTAATTATGCCTTATCAAAGATTAACACTAAACACCGCCAACTTGTCTATTGATTGGCAAACAGGTTCAACTAAGAAGGTTGTTGTTCATCACCTCAACGGATTAGGTCTTGGTGGAACAGAGGGTATGGTTCAAATACTTTTGGGTTGGTTATCAAAGTATGATAAGAACTATGACCACTGGTTGGCATACAAGTCAGATGGAGATAAAACAAGAGAACCTTATTTTAGAGATGCCATTGGTCAAAGTAGAATGTTTTGTTATACTAGTCAACACCAGTTGATAGAGAAGATAAAAGAACTAAAACCTTTTGTTGTTCATAGATATAGTGCTGGTATACCAGAGTGGCCGTTAGTACCACAAATAAAAGAACATAGCAATCACTTTCTGAGTACAGCAGTATTTGCTAACCAAGATGACAGTATAGAAATTTCAAGAGTCATCTACGTATCTCAACAACTTAAGATGGCCGCGGGTTTTGGAGATAATCCTAAACATGTTGTATTAAGAAACTCTATAGAAGACCCTTACTCAAATGAAAACCTAAAAGAAGAACTTGGTATACCCAATGACGCTTTTGTTTTTGGTAGAATAGGAAGAGACGATGAAAGTATTTATGACCCGATTAATCTGGAGGCTTATGGACAAGTTGAAACTTCCAGAACTTTTTTTGTTATTGTTAATCCATCCGATTTATGCAGGAATGATATTAGCAGGTTTCGTATTTCTAATGCTAAGTTTATAGACAAGACAACATCTAAAGAACGACTTAGTAAATTTTATAACACCATTGATGTTTTAGCTCACGCCAGAAAAGATGGAGAGTGTAACCCAGCAAATGTTTGGGAGGCTGCAGCCCACGGTAAGCCTGTTATCTCACATTATGGACAAACATTCAATGGTCACATAGAGACAATAGCCGATACTGGTTTTGTTGTCTTACCAAATGATACTAGTGAGTATACTCGTATTATGAAAGGCTTTATTGATGGCAGTATTGATTATAAATACTACAGCGATAGAGCCAAACAAAACTGGCATGATGTGTGTAGGCCAGAGATAATAGGGAAAAAATATTTAGATATACTCAATAGTTTATAAAGGTCGTTTATTTTATTATACTATATGTCAATAAACAATAGGAGAATAAAATAATGGCTAAACACTTTATCACAGGTGTTGCAGGTTTTGTAGGAAGTAATCTTGCCAGAACCCTTTTAGAAAATGGTGAAGAAGTTGTAGGTATAGATAACTTTTCTTGTGGTTTCCATAAAAACATAGAAGACATTTTAGAAGATTCATCTTTCACTTTTTACGAAAAAGATATTAGAGATATAGAGTGGGATAGTGGGTATGGTGATTTTGATGCAGTGTGGCATCTTGCTGCAAGGGGTGAGTTATATTATTGTCGTGACCACATTGATGAGGCGATTGATGTAAACGTCAAGGGTTCACTCAATATGTTGAAATTTGCGGCGTGTGCTAATGCTCGTCATTTTTATTTTTCCGATACTTCTGCTGAATATGATAATATTGTAGGAGAAGAAAAATATCCAACCACTGAAACAGATGCACCAAATGTAAACACTCCGTTGGGATACTATGCTATAACGAAGATGGCAGCATCTCAGTTTATTAGAAGTTATGGAATAACAAACGGTATAGGTACTACTTTATTTAGGTATACAAATATTTATGGCCCATCAATGAATCTCAAGAGAGATATTCCGCCCGTAGTAGGCTCTTTTACAAACAAACTATTTGATGGCGAAACTCCTATAATTTTTGGTAGTGGTCGTAAACGTAGAGATTTCTTACACATTGATGATCTAAATAGTTTTCACTATGCTGCTTTTAAAAATAGACAAGATAAAGTTGACTCACAAACATACAATGCAGGTTGTGGAGATAATTATGAAATATTAGAGATAAGAAGATTAGTCTATAATGCCTGTATGAAAATAGATTCTGGTGTCTCTGGTGGAGTTATCTATAAACCAGATCAACCCAACGAAGCTGAGATTACTCAAGCTGACATATCAAAGGCAAAAAATGATTGGGGTTGGAGTCCAAAATTATCCATTGAAGAAGGTATTGATAGGACAGTACAAAACTTGTGGAAATTGAGAGGAGAATCAAATGACGGTTAGTGTTGACAGACAAGGCAGAGAAAGAATAGACAACCTAAAGAATCAAAAAGATGATGGTAATAAATACATTTATGAAAGTCCCGATAATGGTAAAACCATTTATAGAAGGAGACTACAAAACTTTGACGATGTATCTGGTGTAGAGATTGATTGGCAAGAAGAAGCCACAAAGGCTTGGGGAGAATACCGTGACGCCAAAGATAAGGTAAGCTCATTAGAAGCTAAGGTTGTCGAACTAACAGTTGCAATAAACAGAATAAAAGAGATTACTGGCAGAATATGATTATAACAAAGACACCACTAAGAATAACATTTACTGGTGGTGGTTCAGATATGCCGTCTTTCTTTGAGAAACATGACGGACACTGTATCAACGCCACCATAGACAAATACGTTTATGTTTTGGTAAAGAAGAGACACGATAATAAAATTTATCTAAAGTATTCTGAAAACGAAGTCGTAGATACAAATACAATATTTAAAATACAGCATGACTTCATTAGAGAGACACTTATATATTTGGGTGTTAATTATGGTTTAGAGATTATCAACTGGGCAGACATACCAACAAAAGGTAGTGGTCTTGGTAGTAGTGGAAGTTTTCTTGTTGGGTTGCTAAATGCTATTCATACATTAGAGGGCAATTATGTTAGTAAACAAAAGTTAGCACAACAAGCATCACACATAGAGATGGTTTTGTGTGGTAAACCTATTGGTTATCAAGATCAGTATGCGGCTGCTTATGGCGGTCTAAATGAAATGACATTTACTGCTAATGAATATATAAATGATTATACAGCTAATGAAAGACATGAAATAAAGGTTACACCACTAGTAAAGAAACAAGATGATTTAAATTCAATATCTCAGAATTTACTTCTGTTCTATACTGGTATTACAAGAGAAAGTTCGTCAGTTTTAGATGACCAAAATAAAAACTTGATGGATAAAGAAGATACTATAAACGCCATGAAGGAGAATGTAGAATTATCTAAATGGTTAGCTGAACACTTAAAAAACAACGAATACCAAAACATAGGTCATAGCTTGAGAATGAATTGGGATTTGAAGTTGAAATTTAGTGATAAGATTGTAAATGAAGATATAATGAAAATGTATAATACAGCAAGAGAAGGTGGTTCTACAGGTGGTAAAATAATTGGTGCGGGGGGTGGTGGCTTTATGATGTTTTATGTGGAACGTGTGAGACAACAAGTAACAGAAGGTATGATAAAAAAATTGGGTAATTATAAAATAATGAATTTTAACATTGATCACTATGGTAGTAGAGTGTTGTTAAACGTGGAGTCATAGAATGCCAGATGATAATGGAGTTATAACAATTAGCGAGTATAAAAGAGATATCATTAGATGTGTATCTGAGCTTGATAATGATGTATTAAGTGTTGTAAAAGAAAAGCTAGAAGGCACTTATGCCTATAAGAAGGGTGACGATATGTTAGTAACATCTATTGATAGAGTATTTATCATAGGTAACGGCGGAAGTCATGCTATTGCAGAGCATATCTCAACTGATCTTAATAAGAGATGTAAGGTGAAGGCACATACGCTAAGTAACAATAGTCTGCAAACCGCCCTTACCAACGACTATAGTCAAGAAGATGCCTTGACACAATGGTTAAAGATAAATGAACTTAAGAAAAGAGATTATGTAATTGCTGTATCCTCATCTGGCAAATCCCCTAATATTATGAGAGCTTTACAATATGCAGGTGAAGTTGGCTCACATACCTTATCAATTTTTGGTATGGATGGAGAGCCTGTATTGAATGGCGATAGAGATCATTTTGTTAAGATAGATAGTTATAATTACGGTGTAGTTGAATTGACATCAGAGATTGCTCTTCACGCTATTGTAGAAGAACTAGTTGTAGAATAGGAGAATAAGATGAAAAGGTTATTGGAGCAAGTTTTACACAACGAAGAGTCGGGAGTAATCTTGATAACAGTTTCTGATCAAGTTTCTTCTGACACACTAAAGAAGATTTATAATCTCATACTTGATGAAGAGATAAGGTCAGCAAAAGAGATTACACCAAAGGTGACCAAGAATGGATGATAAAATAAAAGAGTTTCCTATTGATAAGGCAACTACATCAGATGAAGTATTATGGAAGTGTAATGCTTGTAATCATAAAATTACTGAGTCAATGGAAAAGAAGGAAGTAAAAGGTAGTAAAGTTTTGCCTATGAATCTTGGCGGCATTGCTATCTATGTTTGTCCTAACTGTCGTACATTTCAACTACCAGAAGAAGTCTATGATGCTATTTTGAAGAAGGCGGAAAGTAGAATTATTTCTTAAAATAGTGCTTGACAAGATACTAACTATTCATTATATTAGTATCACATTTAATTTTAAGGTGAGAAAAATGTTAGAAAACATCAATGACTATGATACTATAATACTCGGTTTCGGAGCACACACTGTAAAGAATAGATGTGTAGAACAACTAATTCCACTATTTGATACGGGAAAGATTGACGCTATTGTTACCAATGGTGCTTCGGTTGTTCACGATACAGAGATTGGCTTCAATGATGACACTAGTGAAGATGTTGAGGCAACTATAAAGGAAGGTAAGTTTGGTTGGGATAGAGATGTCATTTGGGAGTTGAATGGTTTCATAAAACAGTGTAGGACAACATCTCTTGGTATGATGGTTGCCGGTCTTATCGCTTGGAAGGGACAACACAGAGATAAGTCAATATTCTGGCACTGCCATCAAAACAACATACAACCTGTTGTGTCCATTGGTATCGGTCACGATATTTTTCAAATGTATCAAAACTTTGATGTGACTAGTTGGTCTGAAGCATCTTATGAAGATTTTAGAAGACTAACAAAAATTATTGACAACGCTAAGAAGGGTTTGTTTGTTTGTGTTGGTAGTAAAGTATTCGCACCTATGGTTATAGAGAAAGCATTTTCTATTGCTAAGAATAACGGTAGTGAATGTAAGTTTGATAGTTTAGTGTGTGACCTGTTTACTTTAGACCAAGTTGATGGTAGTGAGTATACAAATAGAGATACTGAGAAGGCTGGTTATTACGAAAGACAACTAAAAACTTTCGGTAGAATATCCGAAGACATAGAATATTGGAGAGCTGATAACAGGGCAGTTTACGAACGTCTTTATCAAATGATAATGGAAGGAAGAAAAATTAATGAATAGTATTGGCAGTTTAGAAAGACAGTTGATGGATGCCTTTGATGAACAAGAAGGCAAAGAAAGAGAACAAGGTGAAAAGGTGTTAGGTGGATCACCTCGTCCAAAGACTAAGTTTCCATATACAAGACGTTGGAGAAAGACAAGAAAGAACCGTATAAAGATGGCCAGAGAGAGTAGAAAAGCCAACAGATGAAAAGTGTTTTTGTTATAAGTCCTTACCACTATTGTCATTGTGTAGCTACATTAGTGGAAGGACTACAAAAAAACGGTATAAAAGTTTTTTCTAATACTAACCACAACTATGTTAAGAATCAAGTTTTTAATGTAGAGACTGCTATCAAGGTTGCTGAAAAAACAGATGTTGTTGTTTTAGCACATTCTGCCTTAGAACAAAAGTATAAAGAGGTACTTTCACCGTTGGTCAATGCTGTATCAGTTGATGTATTCTTAGATGGTTCAGATAGCCATGAATACGAAGCAAAACCATCAGACTATAAACTCTATCTCAAAAGAGAGTTCATGGGTTCATCAGAAGATAATGTACACCCGTTTCTCTTTGGTATAGAAGATAGATACTTTGCTCATAATAATACACACCAACAAATTTGGTCAAACAAAATAGATGACCTTGTTTGTATCATGTCAGCCTGTGATAAAAGACCTTGGCGTTTTGATGTTATAAAATCACTCAAAGATACCTTTGATAAAGATGATACTGTATTTGTCGGTGAATATAGAGAAGGTGATGCTCTTACTAGTGTTGATACAGGTGATAGACATTTCAGTGGTTATTTTAGAAAACTACTTGGGTCAAGAATAAGTGTTGATGCTTACGGTGCTTTCGGGGCAAGACAAACAGGTAGGTTTTGGGAAAGTATTGCTAACGGTTGTCTTGTTATGTATCAGACTATAGAACCTTATAAGTGGAATAATGCATTTATAAATAAAGAGCATTTAATTTTATACTCTGATACAGATGAATTGATAGACAAAGCTTGTTATTATGTTGGGAACCCAGATAAAGCTGAAGAGATTGCAAGAAAAGGTTATGAACACGCTTTAAATTTTCACACTACTACACATAGAGCAAATGAGTTTTTATTGTTGTGTGACAGATATTTATAGATGTAGTGTTTCACAAAAACCATCTTGAGAATTTAAAAATGAAACTAAAAGAAGCAATAAAAGGTCAAAGAACAGTTGTCATATATCCCGGCAGATTCCAACCAATGGGAAGTCACCACTTTCAAGCATACAAACATTTAGTAAGTAAGTTTGGTAAAGCCAACGTCTTTGTTGCTACTAGTGATAAAACTGGTGATAAAAGTCCACTAAACTTCAATGAGAAAAAGAAGGTCATCAGTGCTTACGGTATACCCGCAAAACAAATTGTCAAAGTAAAAAATCCTTATAGGTCAGATGAAATTACATCTAAATTGCCAGACGATACAGCTGTCTTATGGGCTGTCGGTGCTAAGGACGGTGATAGATTAGTTTCTGGTAAGTATTTTGATAAGTATAAGAAGGGTATGGATCTTTCATCATACAAGGACCGTGGATACATCTACATTGTCCCACACGTATCTTTGAAGGTGAATGGTCAAGAAATGTCAGGCACTGCCATACGTCAAGCTCTTGGGAATAAAGACCTATCACCAAAAGAGCGAAAAGATATTTTTAAACAGATCACAGGTTTTAATAACCCATCTATAGAGAAAATGTTGTTAAACAAACTAGCTTAAGATGCTTATAAAAAGAGTAAAGAACACGGATTACTTTGTTGAATACATACCGCCCAAACAAAAGACAAGATGTACTGAGTGTGGAAATACAATAAAGAATTTGGCAAGATATGGTATTTGCTCAGTTTGTCACCATAAGAGAAAGCCAAAAAAACTAAAACACCCAAACAATCTTGGTGACAATTTAGATATACAGGCATAGAGAAAATAAATGAAACTAAAACACGTATTACAAGAAGGTGGCGCTAGTGGTCATATGGCACACCCGTGGGAAAACATTGACATGACCTTTGCTGAAATGAAGAAGATGATACGTGCCTTACTTACTGGTGGTATGGATATAGAAAAGGTAAGTGAGAAAACAGACGGTCAAAATCTAAACATAACATGGCATAATGGTCAATTAGTTGCTGCAAGAAACAAGACACAGAGTAAGAACTTTGGTGAGAATGGTTTGACTCTTGCAGGTATGAAGAAGATGTTTGCTGGTAGAGGTGAATTAGAAAAGGCATTTGTTTCATCTATGGTTGATTTGGAAAAAGCGATTTCTTCCTTGACAGAGAAACAAAGAAGTCGTATATTTGACAACGGTCATAAATGGATGAACATAGAAATTATTTATCAACCAACAAGAAATGTAATACCTTATAATATGGACTTACTACAATTTCATGGTGTCAACGAGTTTGATGCTAATGGTAGCAAGATTGGTTCTTCATCAAAAGAAGGTAAAGAACTTGCTGGTATGATAAAACAAATTAATCAAAACAAACAAGACACTTTTGAGATTAGAGGACCACAGGCAGTTGAATTACCAAAGTCAAAAGATTTCTCAAAGAATGCGGACAAGTACATCAAAAGAATTTCTGCACTACAGAAAAAATATGGTTTAGGAAATAAAGATAACTTATTACAATACCATAGAAAATTTTGGCTACAAATGATAGAAAGAGAAGCACGTAAGAGTAGAGTAAAACTAAGTAGGGACTTAAAAGTAAAACTAGTGAAAAGATTTGCTGAAGGTGACAAGAGTTTTGCTCTTAGTAAAGCTAACCTAAAAGATGAGAAGATTTATAACTTTGCAAGTAAACTTGACAAGGTTGATTCAAAGGGATTGTTTCAGAAAAATGTTGCACCTTTTGAAAACGTATTTCTCTCACTAGGTGCTGAGGTTTTAGAAAACGCCAAAAATTTTATCGCTGTATCACCCGCAAAGGGTGTGAAAGACATGAAGAAGGATTTAGGAAATACTATTTCCGATCTACGTAAAGGGGGTGATATCACCAAACTTAAGCAGCTAAAAAGACAAATACAGAGATTTAAGAAGGCCGGCGGTTTTAATAAAATTGTTCCTAGTGAGGGAATCGTTTTTGACTATAAGGGAAACACTTATAAGTTGACAGGATTGTTTGCACCCATAAACCAGATATTAGGTATGACCAAATTTTAGAAAGGAAAGAAATGGCTCGGACAAATCGCAGAAAAGATGCGAGTGAAGTAGTTAAGCCCAATCGTGGAGTAAAAAAGAATCAACGCAAGATTAGAAGAAACAATACAAGAAACTCAATTAAGAAGCTAGACTATAACGACCCTGAATTGCTTGATGAGTTGGAGGAAGATTTATATAATGAAAGGTAATTTTTCCATTACCCCAAAGGTTCTTGACAAAGGTTTTGTACAATTATTAGATTTCTGCGGCACAGATTTAACAGTAGTAAATTCTGCCCGTGTATCCTTTGGAAAGAGAAAAGAAATATATGAAAAATCAGATGAAAAGCTCGTTAAGTACCTCGCTAAACATAAACACTTCTCACCGTTTAGGCACCTTATAGTTCAACTACACATAAAAGCGCCTGAGTTTGTTATGAGACAGGCCTATAAACATGTAGTTGGAATTGAAACTTCATCATCACACTCTACAAAAGATCATGCTTGGAATGAAATTAGTGGCCGCTATGTGCCAGTTGAGGAATATTATTTTCCCGAAATATGGCGACAACAATCACCAGACTCTAAGCAGGCGAGCGTGGGTGAAATCCCGCTACAAGAAGAAGCTAAAGAAAGATACAAAAACGCGATAAAAATAATCAAACATAATTATGAAGAGTTGTTAAAGCTCGGAGTAGCAAAAGAACAAGCAAGAGTTATGTTACCGTTGTCACAGTACACAGAAGTTATCTGGACAGCATCATTTCAAGCACTAATGAACTTTGTTGAGTTGAGAGATAAACCAGACTCTCAGTGGGAGATAAGAGAATATGCCAAGGCGGTTAAGCACATCTTACATCAAATCTATCCTAAGACATCTGAAGTGTGGGAAGAAGTTATCTTTCAAAACTAAACTAATTTTTTTCACTATTGCTCTTATTTCATTACCATTAGCTATTTCTTTGTTTACTATTACTAAAAATAGAGAAGACAAAGAGGATGACTACATTGGTTGGTGTTGAAATAAAAATTATTGCAGCATGCATTTTATGCTTGACAATACCTACCTTATTACTTATATTACTATCCAGATTCAGAAATAAACCTTTTCAATCATGTGGTGAATCATGTGATTGTTTTGAACAAGAAAAATGCTTGACAGAGTAGAGATATTTGTTTATATTATTTGTGTAGTTTATTATTATGATAAACAAACCCCATCATGCAGTTTCATTATGGCAAAGGAGATATAACTTATGCCTATTAGTTTGGACAAGATAAACAATGCTTTGGATCGCCTTGATAACAAAGGTGGCGGCTCTAATCAAAACCAAGATGCTTTGGTTAAACTTGAAGAGGGCGAACATCAGATTCGTATCGCTCCCTACAAGGAAGATATGGAGATGCCGTTCAGAGAGTTGTGGTTTCATTTTCGTATTGGTGGACGTACTTTTTTATGTCCCAATAAAATGAAGGGTGAACCCGACCCTATTTGTGATTTCGCTACTACTTGTTGGAATGAGTTCACCAAAACTGGTGATGAGTCATTCAAAGAGATGTTTAAGACAATGGCTCCTACACTTCGTGTTTACGTTCCTATCGTGGTTCGTGGTCAAGAAGATAAGGGTATTCGTTGGTGGAGCATTTCGCCTCGTACTACTTATAAAGAAGTTCTAAATCACGTTCGTAGTGGTCTTCGACAAAATGTTGATATCACTGACCCGTCTGAAGGTTTAGATTTGATGGTTACAGTTGAGCCAGGCTTTAATGGTTGGTTGATGCCTACTACCATTACTACTGCTCTTAAGCCAACGCCTTTGGCTGGTTCAAAGAGTGACATTGAAACTATCATTGATAGTGTTACAAATGTTGACACTCTCTTTGACTACAGCCCTGCTGAAGAGATGAAGATTGCTCTTGATAAGCACATCAATCCTAACGCTGATGATTCTGATTCATCTGCTGGTTCTACCCGCGACTTTGGTAATGGTTCTACCACTACCGTTGCCGCTGAAGAAGATAAGACCAGTAAAAAGATTGACGCTGCTTTTGATGGTTTGCTTGGTGGTAAAGACAAGGACATTGACTTTAAGTAATGGCCAGAAAGAAAATAAAAGCAGCTGAGTCCTCTATACAGAAGGATTCGGTTCTAAATGAAATACTTGTAGAAAGTCTTAACAAGAAACTTGGTGATGTAGCCTACATTCTTGGTAAGGGCGATAGTCCACCCGAAGTAAAAGAGTGGTTATCTACTGGCTCTACAGTTTTAGACACAATCATCTCTAATGATGAAAATGCCGATGGGGGCATACCAGTTGGTCGCCTCACCGAAATATCTGGTGAGGCGGCCACAGGTAAATCCTTGTTGTCGTATTTGATTCTTAAAGATTGTCAAGACAAAGGTGGTGTTCCTGTATTGATTGATACAGAGAATGCTTGTAATGAAGATTTCCTAAACTTACTTGGTTTAAAGCCTTACCCAGAAGGTTCACTTGTTTACATTCAAGTAGAGTCGGTAGAAAAGGTATTCCAAGCCATTGAAGACATCATTCGTAAGATTAGAGAAAACGAACCCGATAAACTATGTTGTATAGTGTGGGATAGTGTAGCCGGCACATCTACTGATGTTGAATTACAAAACGAATATGGCGAATCTACGATTGGAATGCACGCTCGTATGATCGGTCAAGGTCTTAGAAAGTCTATTCGTTTTATCGGTCAACAAAGAGTTGCTCTTGTGTTTCTAAATCAAGTGAGACAAAAGATTGGTGTATTCTTTGGTGACGATACAACAACGCCAGGCGGTAAGGCTATTCCGTTCTTTTCTTCAGTTCGTATGAAGTTGTATAGTGGTGGTAAGGTCAAAGCTGGTAAAGATGTTATTGGTGTCGGTATCAAACCAAAACTCATCAAGAACAGAATGGGGCCGCCTCACCGTGAAGCAGAATTGAAGATGTATTTCACAAAAGGTTTGATAGATGAAGAAAGTTGGTTAGACATACTTCTGAAGGCTGGCCACGCTGAAAAGATTAGTGCTCAGAAGTCATCTATTACCAATAAGGATACGGGTGAAGTATACGAGTTCCAAAATCGTAAGTTTGTAGAGTGGATTCGTAAACCAGAAAGTAGTGAAGCCCATACTTATTGTAAGGCTCTTGTGAAAAAGTCTCTTGTAATTGAACAAGACCCCGACAAGAGAGAAGAAGAAATAACCACCGAAGAACTACAACCAGAAGAAGAAATCTAATGGTAGCAAGACTTACACCAGAAGACATACAAAATCAAGTTGCCGAAAAGGTAAAAGATTCTAACAATGGTATATTAATACTTTGTATAATTTGTTTGTCTATATTTGTAGGTTTTGCCGCGTTGGTCGCTGGCATTTCATGGATATTTGCTTATCTATGGAATGTCGGCATAGCGCCTCTTGGTATACCTACCATAGCTTGGTGGCAGTGGACAATCATCTGGTTCTTCATACTTGCCATTAAAAATATCTTCAAAAAAGATTCCTAAAAATGATTTTAAATTTTTTTGATTGATAGTCATTTTTCCAATAAATTCTAGTTTATATTTATTCTACCAAAGGTTAAAATGAATAGTGCAGTACAAGAAGTTACGAAGCACAAGTGGTTTCGTATTGCTCGTAATGAGTGCTTGAAAAGTATGCATCATACTAGGTTTGGTACAGTTTTAATTCTTAAAAATGGTAAGACTTTCGTAGGGTGTAATAAAGATAAAAGTCACCCTATGCTTAGAAAACATTATGACTTTTTCGCACACAGTATCCATGCTGAGTTAGATGTGCTCTTAAAGGTAAACCCCTACCGATACGAGGACAATCTGCAAGGGTCAACAATGTATGTCTACCGTGAAGATAGAAACGGTTTACTCAAACCAGCACACCCATGTAAGTCTTGCTATAAGATAATGAAAGACTACGGTGTCAAGAAGTGCTACTACACTACATCTAATGGTTTTAACTTTACCCTATTATAAGGAGCAACAAGTGTCCGATAAGCCTGTATTAATGATTGACTTACTCAATCTTTATTGTCGTTGTTTTTCATCAATACCATTGACCAATGATGATGGTGAACACGTAGGTGGTTTTTATGGAAGTCTAAATGCACTTCAAAGTTATATCAACAAGTTTTCACCAAGTGAGTGTATAATCGCTTGGGAAGGTGCTGGCTCCTCTCAGAAACGAAGAAAGAAGTTACAGGACTACAAGAGTGGTCGTAAAATGGTGGGGATGAGAAGGGGGTTTGAGACATCAGACGAGACAGAGAAGGAAGCGTTTGCCAGACAACTTGGTGCTCTAAAAGAAGCTATGGAGTTTCTACCGTTGAAACAAGTAGCAGTACAATACTTAGAGGCCGATGATGTTATCGCTTACATGTGTAAGAATACTATCAGAGATCGGAAAAAGATTATCGTTAGCACTGATAGAGATTATCTACAACTAGTAGATGAGAATACTAGTGTATTCAGACCAGTAAAAACAAAAACCAACAAACAAGGTGAGTTCATTGACTTAGAGTGGATGCATCAAAAAGAAAACATTCACCCTGCTAATTACGCTATACTCAAGGCAGTTGTTGGTGATAAGAGTGACAACATACAAGGTGTAAAAGGTATTGGTGAAAAAACAGCTCGTAATCAAATAGAAATACTACAGGAAAAAAATGACCATGATGTAGATGGCTTTATAGAGTGGGTGAAAGCTCGTAGTGAGAAGAAGTATCAAAAGTATATTGATAATGAAAAATTGATTAGGTTAAATTATAGTATCGTCCAACTACAAGAGTTAGAAATATCTATGACAGCAATCAATGCTATAGATAATTCTTACAAAAGAGATACACCCAAGTTTAATTCTTACAAATTTCGTATTAACCTACTAAACGAAAACGTGAGTCCGTCAAACTTGGACAATTGGGTAGCGGCATTTTCCATCTTGAAAAACTAAGGAGATATTTAGGTGTCTAACAATACTGATACATTTGAGTCTTTTGGAATTGGTTTTCAGAACTGTGTATTGCAAGGTCTTATCACTGACCGTGTTTTCTTTGAGAAGTCATTTGAGACATTGAAGGATGATTACTTTACTAGTGACGCTCACAAAACACTATGGACAGAGATAAGAAAGTTATTTAACAAGTATAACACTCCACCATCATACGAAACAGTAAAGGTGGAAATATCAACAATGCCTGATGGAGCATTGAAAGAAGACACTATTGAAGTACTACTTGACATTCAGACAAGAGTAAATCGTCAAGAGATAGAATATGCTAAAGATAAGTCAATAGAGTTTTGTAAGAATATGAGTATGAAACAGGCAATCCTAAAGTCTGTTGATCTTCTTAAGGAAGGTCGTTACGAAGAAATTCAAAGCACTATCGAGAATAGTTTGAAGATAAACACCGAACAAGATTTAGGCCAAGACTTCTTTGATAGTTTTGAATCACGCCGTCAAGTTCACACAAGAAAGAGTATACCTACTGGTTTTCCGTTGTTAGATCAAGAAAACATTTTAGATGGTGGATTAGCTGCTGGTGAGTTGGGTGTAGTGATGGCACCAACAGGTGGTGGTAAGAGTTTTATGTTGGTCAACTTTGGTTACGGTGCTTTGGCTGCTGGTAAGAATGTTGTCCACTACACATTTGAACTTTCTGAATCACACGTTGGTAATCGTTATGATAGTCGTATCACTGGTATCCCAACTAAGGAATTAATCTCAAGACAATCAGAAGCCGCTAATCAAATGCAGAGATTCTCTGGTGGTAAGTTGTTTATCAAAGAGTATCCACCAAAGGTTGCTACTATTAACACTATCAAGTTTCACATTGGTCGTTTGATTTCTAACGACATTGAGCCGGACCTTATTATTATTGACTATGGCGATTTGATGAAGTCACGTAGAGGTTATGAACAAAAGAGATTTGAATTAGAGAGTATCTTTGAAGACCTTAGAGCTTTGTCTATGGAAATCAAGAAGCCTATTTGGACAGCAACACAAAGTAATCGTGAGGGTTTCAATGACGATGTTATTACTATTGATAAGGTCGGTGAAGCCATCAACAAGGCACATGTAGTTGATTTCTTTGGAACATTTTCACAACGTAAGTTTCACATTGGTAAGAATCGTATGGGACAAGCCAACGTCAACTTCAACATTGACATGAAGCCTGATAGAAGTTTTATTGACCTAAATGAAAACGTGCCAACTGGTTTTACGACAACCGATAAACTTAGTAATCTATTGAATGGCACTAACGAGAACAAGATCGGTTCACTTTACAGAACATACAAGGACGGAGTAAATGGATAGGTTTACAATAACAAGAACACATCGTTGGGGTAACTCTGATACTAATATTAGAAATGTTTACTCCACATCACGATCAAAATCAAAACGAGACGATGTAATAAGAATGGCAAATGAAATGATAGAGAGAGAAAGGCTTCACACCAATGAAGAAGTTGAGTATGAAGTTTTGTTGGCTTACGACAACGGTAATACAGAGTTTATACACCGTGTTGAAAAGATTGGGGAAAAAAGTAAGTAATGCCAACCTATGATTTCATATGTGAAAAGTGTGGAAATGCATTTGAGATAAAAGTTTCTATAGATCAATACGATAGAGACAAAAAACAAAATTGTCCCAAGTGTGGCATATCAGATAATGTAAGAAGAAGTTTTACGCCGCCTGCAATTAAGTTTGGTGCAGGTTTTTTTAAGGACGGTTATCAATCAGCTAAGAATGTACAACAATCAAATGACGGAGACTAACATTGGACATAACTCAACAAATACTATCTGAGATTACTGTGCATATGAAGTATGCTCGGTATATTCCAGACAAACAAAGAAGGGAAACGTGGGAAGAATTAATCACTCGTAATAAGGAAATGCACGTAAGTAATTTTCCTAAACTCAAGTCTAACATAGAAAAGGCTTATGAGTTTGTATACAATAAACAGGTCTTACCGTCTATGAGGTCATTGCAGTTTGCTGGTGCTGCAATCTCTCAAACACCTACAAGAATCTATAATTGTGCTTATTTACCAGTTGATGACTACAGAGCGTTTAGTGAAATAATGTTCTTACTATTGGGTGGAACAGGCGTGGGTTATTCTGTTCAAAAACATCATGTAGAAAAGTTGCCATCTATTACCATACCTACAAAGAAGCGTAGATACTTAGTCGGTGATAGTATTGAAGGTTGGGCTGATTGTATAAAAATGTTGATGAAGGCTTATTTTCTTGGAAAGCCAGACCCCGATTTTGATTTTAGTGGTATTAGACCAAAAGGTGCTCTACTAGTAACAAGTGGTGGTAAAGCGCCAGGTCCAGAACCGCTCAGAGATTGTGTTCATAATATTCGTAGAATTTTTAATAGAAAACAACACGGTGATCAACTTACCACATTAGAAGTACACGACATTATTTGTTGGATTGCAGATGCCGTGCTGTCTGGTGGTATTCGTAGAAGTGCTACTATCAGTTTGTTCTCTCTTGACGATAAAGAGATGTTACAATCCAAGTTTGGTAACTGGTGGGAAACAGAACCACAAAGAGCAAGAGCAAATAACTCTGCTGTAGTCGTAAGACATAGAGTAAAAGAAAGTGACTTCTTTGACATTTGGGAAAAAGTAAAAGCCAGTGGAGCTGGAGAGCCAGGCATTTATTTTACTAATGACCAAGATTGGGGAACTAACCCTTGTGCTGAAATTGCTCTAAGACCTTTTCAGTTTTGTAATCTTTGTGAGATAAATGTGAGTGACGTAGAAACACAAGAAGAACTAAACAACAGAGTTTCTGCTGCTTCTTTGATAGGAACACTACAAGCCGCTTATACAAATTTTCATTACCTAAGAGATGTGTGGCGTAGGACAACAGAAAAAGATGCACTACTTGGTTTGGGTATGACGGGTATAGGTAGCGGTAAGGTTCAGAAATTAGACTTAGAAGAAGCTGCTAAACTTGCTGTTGATACAAATAAGTATTATGCTAATGAGTTGGGTGTCAACCCTGCTGCCAGAGTAACTACTGTGAAACCTAGTGGCACAACATCTTGTGTATTGGGGACATCAAGTGGTGTTCACGCTTGGCACAATGATTATTACATTAGACGTATTCGTGTTGGTAAGAACGAAGCAATTTATACATACTTGTTACTCAACCACCCCGAACTAGTAGAAGATGATTTCTTCAAACCAGAAACACAGGCTGTCATTTCTATTCCACAGAAAGCAGAAGACGGTGGTATTCTACGACATGAAACATCAATAGAGTTGCTTGATAGAGTGAAGGACATTTATCAGAGATGGATTGCTAACGGTCATGTTGCAGGGAATAATACTCACAATGTTTCTTGCACTGTTTCGGTTAAAGAAGATGAATGGGATTTAGTCGGTAAATGGATGTGGGACAATAAGGAGTTTTATAACGGTCTTTCTGTTCTACCATACTTTGCCGCTGATTCAACCTATACTCAATTACCTTTTGAAGATATTGATGAAACACAGTTTACTGAACTAGTGTCAACCCTAAAAGAAGTAGATGTATCACAAGTAGTTGAGTTAATTGACAATACTGATTTGACAGGTGAATTAGCATGTGCTGGTGGAGCTTGTGAAATAACTGAATCTACCGCCATTGCTGCAGGTTAAAATGGCTAAGTCAAGACAAATACTAAATACTATTGATACTGAATCCAAGTTAGAGAAACAACGGGCTGCTCTACTCCCCAAGAGCAGCCCCTCAACAGAATACTTGGAAAGAATGGAAGAAGAGAAACTAAAAGACGAAGCAACAAAAACACATGAACGATATAGAAGGAAACAAATGGCAGTAGGTGGAGCAGATTTAACTGATTTGATAAAACCAGCAAAAGAAATAAAGCAAAAGCCTGGCACATACTTTTATGGTACATTAGAAAAGTTAGGTAAAGATTTCGGTAACGACATTAGAGAAATGACAAAGTATATGACTTTGGGTCAATGTGCTAAATATAGCTCTAATGAACAAGATAATCGTATTTACTGTGCAAAAACAGGTAAACTATTATACGATTGTAATACGGGAGAATCTTTTTAAAAAAAGAGATTGACAAACCTTGACTATTTCCTTATATTATTATTACGAATTTTTAGAAAACTTATAAGGAGAAATAATTGAATATTTTTTATGTTGACACAGACCCCGTAGTTGCCGCTTCTAATCTATTAGATAAACACGTTGTCAAGATGCCCCTTGAGAGTGCTCAGATGTTGTGTACTGCTCATAGGGTTCTTGATAATGTTGAAGTAGTAGCAGGCCAACCTATCTATAGGGTGGTTCACAAGAATCACCCATCTACCAAATGGACTAGACAAACCACAGAAAACTATAGTTGGTTGTATAGACACTTCATTGGACTATGTGAAGAATACTATTCCCGATACAACAGAAGGCATCTCTGTGATATCAAGTTTGCACACGCTCTTAGTCACCTACCAAAAAACTTACCTTACGGTAATTTTACTCAACCACCACAATGTATGCCCCCACATTGTAAGGTAGAGGGTGACAGCATTGCTGCTTATAGAAAGTATTATCAGATAGAAAAGAATCACATCGCTGTATGGAAGGATGAATCCACTAAGCCAAAGTGGTATAACGTATGAACTCAATAACATTTTTAGTAGGTTTTATCTTTGTTCCTGTTTTGTTACTCTTAGTGCTTATTATTTTTGCAGAAGAGAAAGCAAAAGAAGTAAAGAAAAAACTTGAGGAAGAACCAATTAATATGGATGATGAGCTCGATTGGGATGATGAATAATATGCTTGACAAAACTGATATTATTTGTTATATTATTATATATAACTTTTGAGATTGGAGATTGATTTGACTACACCGTTGCATGAAAAACAAGTAAACACTTTTACTCACTTACACTTACACACTACATACTCTATGTTGGATGGTGTCGGTAAGGCTAAGGACTATGCCGCTCGTTGTGTTGAGTTGGGTATGGAAGCATGCGCTATCACTGACCATGGCACTATGGGTGGAGTTTATGAGTTCTATGATGAGATGACCAAAGCTGGTGTCAAGGCCATTCTTGGTAATGAGATGTATTGTGTTGAGGACATGCACCAACGAGGCCTTACCGATGAAGAGAAAAAAGGTCTTACTGCTACAGAGGTTAGAGAGAAGAACAGACAAAGACTTCGTGCCGCTCACCTTTTGTTGTTAGCTGAGAATGACACTGGTCTTAAAAACTTGTTTCGTTTAAACTATCTTGCTAACAAAGACGGTTACTACGGTAAGCCTCGTATCGACTTGGACTTGTTAGAACAATACTCTGAAGGTCTGATTGCTACTACTACCTGTGTTATTAGTAACATGGCCAAGTATCTACAAGCTAAACAGACCGATAAGATGACTGCCTTCTTTGATAGGATGTTGAGTATCTTTGGTAAAGATAATTACTTTATTGAACTACACCCACACGACCTTGAGATGCAACGTGAATACAATGTCGC